ACTGTCACTTATGACACTTTGCAGTACCAATCAATACAGTCCGGCAACCTTAACCATGCGCCTGACGCATCGCCGACATGGTGGGTTCCGCTAGAGTTTGTCTGGACCGCCACATCAACTTATGAGTTGAATCAAAACGTGGTGGGTACTGATGGCATCCTGTACACATCATTACAGGCATCTAACATCAATCACGATCCAGCGACATCACCTACTTGGTGGGTTGGGACATCGGCTGCGGCAGCGGCAAGTGCTACAGCGGCGGCAGCAAGTGCGACTGCGGCGCTCGCCAGTGAGGTTGCGGCTCAAACTGCTGAGACAGGAGCGCAGACAGCGCAGACAGCAGCGGAGTTAGCTGAGACAAATGCGGAGACTGCTCAGGCGGCGGCAGAGGCCGCTCAGACTGCTGCGGAACTTGCGGAAACCAATGCCGAGACTGCTGAAACGAATGCTGCGGCAAGCGCTACAGCAAGTGCTTCAAGCGCAACTGATAGTGCAACATCAGCTACTGCGAGTGCGACATCTGCAAGTGCCAGCGCGACATCAGCCACGGCTTCTGCGGCAAGTGCTACGGCTGCGGCTACCAGCGAGACAAACGCTGCGACCAGTGCGACTAACGCAGCTACATCAGAAACAAATGCGGCTAACAGTGCTACAGCTGCTGCGACATCTGCTACGGATTCTGCTAATAGTGCTACCGCAAGTGCCTCAAGCGCAACTGCGGCTGCTGGGTCGGCTACAGCGGCATCAGGGTCAGCAACTGCTGCTGCAACTTCTGCTACCAACGCGGCAACGAGTGCGACTAATGCGGCTACTGCTGAGGCTGGCGCAGAGGCTGCTCTTGATGAGTTTACCGATATTTACTTAGGAGCTTTCGCTTCAGACCCAACAACCGATAATGATGGCGATCCGCTTGCAGCCGGGATGCTGTACTACAACACATCATCAGATGTATTGAGAGTATATTCTGGCACTGCATGGCAGGATGCTGGAAGCGCCGTGAATGGCACAAGCAATCGAGCAACTTATACGGCAACGTCTGGTCAGACAACATTCGCCATTGTTTATGATGTTGGCTTTGTTGATGTGTGGCTCAATGGTGTCAAGCTGGTCGCAGGAACTGACTTCACTGCGACAAATGGAACCAGTATTGTCTTGACCACCGGCGCTGCATTAAACGATCTGGTTGATATTATCGCGTTTGGTACATTCAATGTTGCTAATGCTCTAACAGTTACTGATCTTGGTGTAACGGTTCAGGCTTACGATGCTGACACAACAAAGAACGATGTCGCTAATACCTTTACTGCTAATCAGACATTCGATAACGGTATCATCGAAGAATACAACGCAACAGGCACTAGCGGTGCTGTTACCGTAGACTTGGATACAGGCAACAACTTCTCTACAGCTATGGCGGGTGCAGTCACTTATACTTTCAGCAATGCAGCTACAAGCGGTAAGGTGTCATCTTTCACCCTGAAGGTTGTCAATGACGGTAACGCTATCACATGGCCTACTTCAGTTGATTGGCCTGCTGCTACTGCTCCTACACTGTCAGCCAGTGGCGCAACAGACTACTTTGTTTTCATCACGCACGATGGCGGTACAACTTGGTACGGCTTCACTGCTGGACAGGCGATGGCTTAATGACTAGTTCTAAGAACTTAATACAGGCAAGTGCTGGTAATGTAGCTGGTGGTGACTTCTATCCGTACACGATAGATAACTCTGTGCGGTTTGCAAGCAGTTCTGATAAATTGACTAGAACTAACTCTGGTTCTGGGTCAACTAAAGGTTGTTTTTCAATGTGGGTCAAAAGGAGCAACTTGAACCCAAGCGCGTCGGCCGAATTAATTGGTACAGGTTTTAGTGAGTTTAATTTTATTAATTCTACAGCGGGGGGCGGAGTATATTATCCAGACACTATTGGTTATTACGAATACTTTGGAGGCAATTATCAGGGACAAGGTTCTTCAAGTATAAGTTCATCAAGTGCTTACAGTGTCTACAGAGATGTATCAGCTTGGTATCATATGTTTCTAGTTTGGGATACTACTTTAGCAACAGGTGCAGACAGGTATCAGATATGGATAAATAATCAAAGAGTAACGCTAACAGGTGTTTCAAACGTAGCACAAAATACTTTAGCCAGATGGTTTTATACTGGCGATATTGCAATAGGCAACACATCTTCTGGCACAAAACCTTCTTTATGTTATTTAGCAGAGGTTGTTGGAGTTGAAGGTACTGCCTACGCACCTACAGATTTTGCAGAAGACAAGAACGGTGTCTGGGTTCCAAAAGAAATAACAGGCTTAACATTTGGCAACAACGGCTTCTACTTAGACTTCGCCAACTCTGGCGCACTCGGCACAGACGTATCAGGCAATGGTAATAACTTTACTGTTTCAGGGCTGACAAGTTCAGATCAAATGCCGGACACTCCCACCAACAACTTCCCTACATGGAACCCATTGCTTAAAGGTATTTCGCAGACAGGAGTCTCAACTTCTGATGGAAACATGGTAGCAAGTTACACTGGTTTTTCAGGAAGCGGGTACTGGCCTTCATTTTCTACAATGACTTTACCTAAAAATGGCAAAGTATATTTTGAAATGTGTTTGGAGTCGGTTTATAACGGTGCGCTTATAATGGGGATTATGTCCAAAGAAGACGCAGAAAAATATGCGGCAGGGACAAAATCTCCAACTACTGGAAATTTGGGATATTGGGATATTCACGATGGGAGTGCTTATGCTTGGGGAGGAGACGGTCAGCCAGACTATGCAACTTTAGGGCTAGTTCCGAGTGCTGGCATTGCAGGGGGAGTAGTTGGTTTTGCTATTGACTTGGATGCAGGTAAAGGATGGATTAGGGTCAATGGTACATGGATGCTTAGCGGTGACCCTGCTAACGGCACCAACCCAATAGGCAGTGATATACATACTGGAAATGGTGCTTCAGCAAGTGGTGAATATGTAATATGGAATTCAGGCTACATATCAGTAAACGCTTATACTAGAAGTATTCTTAATTGTGGGCAGGACAGTACATTTTCTGGGCGTAAAACGGCAGGGAATTATGCAGATGAAAATGGCATAGGGGATTTCCTGTATTCAGTGCCTTCAGGCTTTCTTGCACTCTGCACAGCCAACCTACCAGAACCCACTATCGGGCCTAACTCAACCACTAAAACTGATGAAGTATTTGCACCAATCCTTTATACAGGCAACGGCACAAGCCAGAGCATTAGCACTCTTGACTTCCAGCCTGACTTGACATGGATAAAGAATAGGGACGCTGCTGACAACCACATGCTGTTTGATGCCGTGCGTGGTGTTACTAAGTACCTGTCATCTAACTTAATTAACGCTGAAGCAACAGATGCGCAATCACTATCTAGCTTTAACTCCAATGGTTTTTCTGTTGGTAACAATGTAGCAGTAAATACTAATGCTGAAGATTATGTAGCATGGAATTGGAAGGGCAATGGTGCGGGTGTGAGTAACACTGACGGCTCTATAACATCTACTGTATCTGCTAATCAGGATGCTGGGTTCAGTATTGTTACTTATACAGGGAATTCAACATCAGGGGCAACTGTAGGACATGGTTTAGGTGTTGCTCCAAGTGTAGTAATGGTAAAAAATACTAGCGCGACAGGTCATTGGGTTACATACCATAAAGACAATGGAGCTGCTTATGTTTTGATTTTTACTACCGACAGTTTATATGGCCCAAATCCAACTTGGTTCAATAGTACAGAGCCAACTTCTAGCGTTTTTACATTAGGAAGCGGAACTGGTACAAACTGGAGTGGAGTTGATACGGTTGCCTACTGTTTTGCAGAAGTAGAAGGTTTCAGCTCCTTCGGAAGCTACACTGGGAATGGCTCGGCAACCGATGGCCCTTTTATCTACACAGGTTTTAGACCTGCTTTTGTGCTTTATAAGAGAACTGATGCGTCTTCATCATGGATTTTACTAGATTCAAGCCGAAACACTTACAATGTGGCCGACAAATACCTGCTACCAGATTCGGCTAACGCAGAGGCCTCATTTACTTTAATTGATATGGTCTCTAACGGTTTCAAGATAAGAACATCAGACGGTTCAACGAACCAAAACACAGGCACATACATCTACATGGCATTCGCAGAAAACCCCTTCAAATACAGTAACGCACGATAGGTAACATAATGAAATACTACAACACAGAAACACAGACAGTAGTTAGCGAGCGGCAAGTAATAAAAGCCAATCCTACCACTTCATTTGCGTTACCCTTCAGTGACGCGACACTGGCCTCTCTCAACTTGGTCAGACTGACTGACGACACGAAGCCAGCGTATGACGCAGCTACCGAAAAGGTTATTGAAGGTGTCATAGAAGTACGCGAAGGCATTGCTTACCAGACCTACAGCGTAATAGATCGCCCTGCCGAAGCTATAGCTAACGAACTGGCTAACAAGAAAGCTAATGTAAGAATCCAACGTAATGACAAGCTGTCTAAAACAGATTGGGCAGTTCTTCCTGATAGCCCACTGTCAACTGACGACAAGACTGTCTACGAGAACTACCGTGCTGCTCTACGCGATGTACCTGCACAGGCTGGCTTCCCAGATAACGCACTGCCTGAAAGCCCTGACGAGTCACCATACGATTCGTGGACTTATGACAGCACAGCATTTGTCTGGAACGCACCATTACCTAAACCAGAGGGTGAAGCGTACTGGGATGAAGATGCTTACCAGGAAGACAATACAACAGGGTGGATACAGATATGAGTAACGCAAGAGACATTGCAGATAGGATAGTTGCCCCCGTAGGCACAAAGACATCTAGCTACACATTGGCTAACGATGATGTAGGCCAGTATGTGCAAGTAGGTACGGGTGGTTCTATAACAATACCTGATGCTACTTTTAGTGAAGGCGATGTAGTTAATATTTTTAACAATACAACAGGTGATATAACTATTACTTGCAGCATTACAACTGCCTACATATCAGGAACAGACACAGACGTTGCAAGCGTCACACTAGCCACTCGTGGACTATGCTCTATCTTTTTTATCTCTGGCACAGTCTGCGTTATTGCAGGAGCAGTTAGCTAATGTCAGGAGTAATTGCTTTACTTGCTGGGGTCAATGCTACAAAAAGCGACACATTTATTGTTGCATCAGGAGGCACAGAAACAACTGATGGTGTTTATAAAATTCACACGTTTACTTCATCAGACACGTTTACTGTTTCAGAATTATCCAATAACTCAGCAAATAATGAAATTGAGTATGTTGTTATTGCCGGAGGTGGTGGCGGTGGTTATGCCGAATATGCTTATGTAAAAGGCGGAGGCGGTGGCGCGGGTGGCTATCGTAGTTCTGTTACTGGTGAATCATCAGGTGGTGGTTCATCAGCAGAATCTAAATTAACTGCTGCGGTACAAGCCTATACAGTAACGATTGGTGCAGGGGGAGCAGGGGGGACATCTGGCGCAAGGCGTGGCGGTGTAGGAGGCAACTCTGTTTTTTCCACTGTAACTAGTAGTGGAGGTGGCGGAGGTGCTTCTTGGACACATAGCAATTCTTCTATTGATGGTGGCTCTGGCGGTGGTGGATCAAACGCTACCACTGCTTCTTACAGAGTAGGAGGCACTGGAACAGCTAATCAAGGATATAATGGTGGGGATGCTAGTGTATACGGAGCTACTAATGGATCAGGAGGTGGTGGCGGTGCTGGTAGTGTCGGAAGTAATGCAACGTCAACTACTGGAGGAGATGGCGGTTCTGGGGTTTCTTCAAGTATAACAGGTTCAGCAGTTGCTCGCGCTGGCGGTGGTGGCGGTGGAGGTGGTTCTACTGGTGTTGCTGGCGGGGCTAATGGTGTGTCTGGCAATGCTAATGGACTTGCTGCTTCAGTAAACACTGGTGGTGGAGGTGGTGGAGGTTCGCAAACCAGCGGTGGAACTAATTATCTTGGCGGGTCTGGTGGATCAGGTATAGTAATCATAAGGTACAAGTATCAATGAGTCATTTTGCAAAAGTTGAAAATGGGATTGTTACGCAGGTTATTGTTGCCGAGCAAGATTTTGTTGACACGCAAGAAGGCACTTGGGTGCAAACTTCATACAATACTTATGGAGGTGTGCATTACAGTCCTGAAACCAGAGAACCAGATGGCGGTGTAGCACTGAGAAAAAACTACGCAGGTATTGGTTACATCTACGACTCAGACAGAGATGCGTTTTACGCTCCACAACCTTACCCAAGCTGGACATTAAATGAATCGTCCTGTATTTGGGAAGCACCCGTTCCAATGCCAGATGACGGAAATAGGTATGAGTGGGATGAGGACACAACAGGCTGGATAACCATAGGCGAATAGAATGATAGAAGTGATGGCAGCAGTCAGTATAGCTAACTCTGCCTTCAATGCACTCAAGACAGGGATAGCCAAAGGCAAAGAACTACAGGAAATGGGGCAAACATTGGGGGCGTTTTGGGATGCGAATGAATCAATTCTTGAAGCAGGTATTAAAAACGAATCCACTAGCTACGCCAAAAAACTATTAAACAGTAAGAGCGTAGAGTCACAAGCATTAGAGATAACAATAGCAAAAACTAAAGCAAGGGAGATGGAGAACGAGCTGCGCGAATATCTTATCTATAGTGGACAAGGTGAG